GGAACAGCGCACCTTCGAGCGCAACGCCAAAGGGGTGCGTGAGATGATGAGTATCAAGTACGACACCTTCGACTTTGACGGCGACTGGTATCAGGCGTTCGGCCGTCCTGAGAAGCGCGGTGTGTGGCTTATTTGGGGACAGAGCGGCAACGGAAAGACCTCTTTTGTGATGCAGCTCTGCAAATACCTGTGCCGTTTCGGGCGCGTGGCCTATAACAGCCTGGAGGAAGGCGCAAGCCTCACCATGCAGAACTCGCTGAAACGCTTCAACATGATGGAGGTGAACCGCCGTTTCCTGCTGATAGACGCCGAAAGCATGGAGCAGCTGGATATCCGTCTGCACCGTCAGAAAAGTCCCGACTTTGTGGTGATAGACAGCTTTCAGTACACCATGATGAGTTTCAAGCAGTATGTAGAGTTCAAAGAGCACAACAAAAACAAACTGCTCATCTTCATCAGCCACGCCGACGGCAAACTGCCTGCCGGACGTGCCGCCCGCAGCGTGATGTACAATGCCGACATGAAAGTGTATATCGAAAGCTACCGTGCATTCAGCCGCGGACGTTACATCGGACCGAGGGGATATTTCGACATCTGGCCGGAAGGGGCGCGGAAATGCTGGCCTGTTGAAGAGTAATAACATTCAAAAAGTCATAACAATGAAGACAACAGCAAACAAATCCGTATCGCCACCGCAGCTCAAAGCCCTGCACGCCAGTTTCCATAAGATGGGATACGATGACGACGACCGTCACGACTTCATCGCCCGGTTCACCGACGGACGTACCGACAGGACCAAGGAGCTGACCTTCGACGAAGCGCGCCGTATGCTTTCCGCACTGAACGGCGACCGGCCGAAAGACATGCAGAGGATACAAGCCGAAGCGAAAGCCCTGTGCCGCAGCATCTACTCCCTGTCGCTCCGCATCTCCTTCCTGAACAAGGATTACGCCACCGACAACGAGGCCGATTTTGAAATGAACAAGGCCAAGATCAACCTCTTCTGCCGCACACACACCAAGTTCCGCAAGCCCCTCACGCAAATGACCCTGCCCGAGCTGAAGAAAGTGAAGAAGCAGCTGGAAGCCATCGCACGAAAAGAAAACCAATAACCCGTAGGGGCGGCCCCGCGTGTCCGCCCGAACACACAAAGAAAAGAAATGAGAACAAGACAAGAAATCCAAACAGCCCTCCACCTGCTGGACCAGTACGGAGGCGAACACAAGGATGCGCAGACCGACGTATTGCACAACCGCATGACCGAATCACAGGTGTTCGACACCTACGTATCAACCGCTCCCGGAGACGAAAGAAACGAAGCCCGCTTTTTCGCCGCACGCGATGCCGCACAATACGTATCCGGCCGACTCACGCTGGAAGAACTGATTCCCGACTTGCCGGACGGTGTATGGGAAAACCTGATGCGCCAAAAGGAAGAATACGAGGCGGAAGAAACCACCGCAACGGTGTCGCTGAAAGACTACCGCAATCTGTTGAAGCGGGTGGAACGACTGGAGCGTCGCCTGGGGCTTCGTGCCGAAATCAACAAGGCCACTCGCAAGGATGCCTCCGAAGCCCCCTCCGACCTCATCAGCCAGGCCGAAGCATGCCGCCTGCTGGGATGCGGCAAAAGCACCATCAAGCGATGGGCGGACAAAGGACTGGTAACAGGGTACTTGAAGGGGAAAAGAGTGTGCTACAGCAAGCACGATCTGATGCACAGCGAAGTGGTGAAAGAATACAAACTATCAAAATCCGAAAACGCATGAACGAAGTAATCGAACAACTCAAGGAAGCCATCCGCCGCAAGGTGGAACGATTCACCAACCTCGACCAGATTCAGATATACAATGAACTGGTGGAATTTCTGGACGAAGAGATACGCATCAGCATGCAGCAGGAATACAACATCAGCGGCTGGGACGATGAATAGGAAAAGCTACAGAAGCCAGGAGACGTGTCAAAACCGAATCCGGCTATCATTTTGCTGTAGGGGCGACGTTCGGTCGCCCGAAAACGGTTCGTCCTGTGCATTCGGGCAGGCAGACCCTGCCCCTACAGTTGACTACTTGACAACTAGTAACTACTAATAACTACTTAACCACTAATTAAAAACAAGATTATGGCAACAAAAAGAGTAAAGAAAACAGTCATTACAGGCGTCACTCGCGAAGCCGCCGAACAAGCCTTTGCCGACTATGCAGCCGCCGACGCCAAGGTGCAGGGCATCACCGCCCGCATGGACCAGGAAATGACCCGCATCCGCGAGAAGTATGCCGACCAGCTGGCGGAGCTGGGCGACACCAAGGAACGCAACTTCGAGATTATCCAGACCTACGCCACGGAGAACAAGGAGGAGCTGTTCAGCAAGAAAAAGAGTATGGAATCCGCCCACGGCGTGTTCGGATTTCGCACCGGCACTCCCAAGCTGAAGAACCTGAAAGGTTTTACCTGGGCGGCTGTGACCAACCTGTGCAAGGAGCTGCTCCCCGGCTACATCCGCACCACCGAAGAACTGGCCAAAGACAAGCTGCTGGCCGACCGCGCCATCGAGGAGGTGGCAGCCATCTTCCCCAAGATAGGCGTGCAGGTAGTACAGGACGAGACTTTCTACCTAGAACCCAAGAAGGAAAATGAACAGCCGGCCCCTGCCACCGCATCCTAAGTACACCATCAGCCGCCACTACCGCCGCTTCCGCATCATCCGGTGGCGGCAGGTGGCGGAGCACTGGGAGGGTTCCGAGGTGGGTGAATTCGCCGATTTCGAAACGGCACGCCGCGCCCTCTACGACCTGAACGGATGGAAGTATCAACCCAAAACAGAAAACCCAAATGGCACAACTCACATTTAAATGCAACATCGCAAAGGAGAAGCGCCCCAAGTGGGTAAGAACCATAATTTCCGGACTGCATAACATTTGGGGAAAGGAATTGAAAGGTGACGAATCTGAATTCAACACTATAAAGCCGGGTATAGACCGCTTGATTTACCATATGAAAACGGCAGGTATCATTAGAAGAACCAACAGGGTACATACTGATTTAGTATATGACAACAACACATCCGTTCTGTTTGTGAAGCAGAATGAAACTGTAATAATTTCAATCTATATCGAATAATGGACAAACAGACCATCATAGACAAAATAAAGAAACTGATAGCCCTGCGCGACGGTGCGCAGGCCATCGGTTCCGAAGGTGAAGCCAATGCCGCCGCAGCCGCTATCCAGCGACTGTTGACCCAATATAATCTGGAAATGGCAGAAGTGTACCAGTCAGCAGCTACCAGTGAAAAAGAAGAAAGCCCCATCGGTCGCAGCAACGGTCTGAACACCGCCGACCCTTACCGTTGCGGCTGGAAACAAGACCTGCTGAACGTGCTCTGCAAGCACTATTACAGCAAAGGTTTCATGGTGAAAGGCACCTGCACGATGTGCGTTTACGGCACGGACGTGAACCGCATGGCAGTGGAATACGCCTTCAACTTCCTCACCACCGTATTCTCCGGTCTGATGCCGCGCCGTTACAAAGAGCACTTTGCCGGATGCCGCGTCCTTCCGCGACAGCGTGATCTGTGGGCGGCATCCTATCTGCTGGGCTGCGTGTCTGGAGTACGTGACAAACTGGAAAAAGAGAAAGCGGCGGAAGAAACCTGCACCGCTCTCACCGTCTGTCATCAAACGATGATTGAACACTATTTGAAAGACCAGGGTCAGAAGGCCGGACAATGGAAATCCGGTGCCCGCCGCATGTTGGACGAAAACGCATACTCCATCGGCGAAAAGGATGGACGCAAACAACGGATTGCGAAAGCACTTAAATAACAACATTTTATTAACTCACTAAAAACAAAAGGATTATGGCAATGCACACATGGTTTGAATGCAAAGTACGCTACGAGAAGGTAGCCGAGAATGGAATGAACAAAAAAGTGACCGAACCCTACCTGGTGGATGCCCTCAGCTTCACCGAAGCCGAAGCACGTATCATCGAAGAAATGACCCCGTTCATCAGCGGCGAATTCACCGTATCGGATGTGAAACGCGCCAATTTCAGCGAGTTGTTCCCCAGTAACG